CCCCAAGTTCCTGATCCACTCATAGGAGGTTACCTCCTACGATTAACCAGAGATCCTTAGAATCGCTGCTGTTGATGTTGGTGCTGGAAACTGAACTGTAAACGTACCTGAAGTAGCTGTTTTATCTGCTCCGAAATCTAAAACACAAACTGCAGAGTTAGTAGTTGCAGATGATGTGTTGTAAATTAAAGCTCCTCTAGCTGTCAATGTAACGTTTTGAAATGACAGGTCAACAAAATCTGCTCTTGCCACACCAGCTGTTAAAGAAGTTGGCGCATTAACAAGTGCACCACCACCAGCTGAATAGTTTGCTGATGTAACTTCGTTAGTTGGTGCAGAAGTTAATAGAGAAGTTGTTGCTGAATTAAGAGTAGCTGAAGAAGTATAAAGAGCTAACTTATATTTATCACCACCAGATTGTTTAAAATTAGAGTCACCCTCTAGTAGTAATTTTTTAAAGTTGTTTGCAATCGCTTGTGTTATAGCCATAGTTTTCTCCTTACTGTTTTCCTATTCGAGGAACACCTGCTTGGTATTCATCTCGTCTTCGTCTTCCCATTTGTTCTATTGAGAATCCTTTGACTGCTTCGACATATTTTTTATCATATAACTGGAGCATGTCAACGGGTCCTTTTAAAAATCCGTAAGCCTCGACTAGGCAAGCATACAATAAGCCGTTGGGAAATTCGGTGCTTAAGTATGTAGTGGTATTTGTACTCGATAATCCAGTTGGTTTCAAGATATAATTTAACTGAATGGTATAAGTTGCGTTTGGTGTTGGGGCCACTACTATTCTAGTTTCGTCCCAGTTGCTGTAATATTTTGGCACCCCAGTGGCTGCTGCAGGATTAAATTCAGACATAAAGCTTGTGTCTCTAAACTGTAAAAAATCTCTGTTTTGATCTGTGCTTCCATCCGCTAAATCTGAATCTACAATTTGAGCGGATCTTATGATTAATAAACCTGGTGGTACGTCTATAAACCTAGTAGACGCTATTAAGTTAGCTGTAACATATTTTCTATTATTATCAGAATCTACTTCTCTTAAAATTCTAAATTCTGCGTCTTGAATAAATCCATTCAAAATAGTATCAGTAAAAACATTTGCTCCTACCTCTGTGTAGTCTATAATTTTTTGTTTTAATTCGTCGTATGTCATGCTCTATCATTAACAGGTCCAGCTAAACATTGGAACCCGCCTCCTGTTTCTGTGCTACTCGCAGCACTGATTAAGTTAAAAGTAAAACTGTTAAATTCTGTAACAGTTGAAGGTTGACCCGCTTGTGTAACTACGGTTGGAACCATCGTTACTGCATAAGCACTGTAAACTTTTGCTCCACTTGAGTGTTCACCTGCGGGTGTGTTTTTGGGAGTCTGTCCTCTGAAAGGAGCAGCTGTTCCTCGAACACAATTCGATAAAACGTTTCCTGTATTTCCATTATAGTAAATAGTTTCCGTTTCAAACAATCCAGATGTTGAATTTACTTTTTCAATTGCAATATATCCTTGACTAGGAAAAGCAGATGAGTCTGTTAAAGTAATTGAAGTAGCTGTTGCAGTGATGTCACCATTTAAAGTAGTTTCTAATTGTAAAGTAGAAATTGCAACTCCACCTACAACATTTTTTACGTCATAAAATCTAATAAAGTCTCCGGTTTGATAACCACTAAAGGGAAAATTAACAGATACTTGAGTTGAAGAGTCAGTCATCGTAAATGGATTTTTTGGTAAAAAATCTGTTGTTGGAAATTCTGTTCTCGCAGGTCTTGGATGCATTAATCCTTGAGGATCTGCAGTGTAAGGTTTAGGTTCTAATTGTGGTTGTTTAGGTTCATACTCAGAAGTATGTACTCTTGCACCATTCCACTCTTTAACCATTTCAGTGTATGGATATGCCAAACCAGATCGGTCTGAAATAAATAATGCATGTTTTCCTCTTGCTGTGTTACCCATAATTATATACTCGGAAAGTAAGTTTTAGGAGAAATGTAAACACTAGCTGAAGATCCATCTTCTTCTAGAGCTCTAGCTAATTCATCCTCGTAGATTAATTTTAATTCTTGTATTCTTGGTTGTGCATATTTCATAGCTAAGTAATAACTTAAACCTGCAACCATGCAAGGTACAAATCTATATGGTACGTCTGTTGCATTACTATAAGCCCCTGCATCTTGAATTCTTTTTTCATAATAAAAATTTATAACGTCTCCGTTCTGAGTAGAACTTGGAGTTAAATAAATTGTTATCAAAACATGGTCAATGAATCTTTGAACAAAATATTGTGAGGGTTGACCTGTTGAAGTTTTATTAGATAAAGCCTGGTATTGAGATCTGTTTATTTTTTCTAAAGGAGAATCAACATTAGAACTATTTCTATAAGAACACTCTAAAATTTCTGTAGCTTGATTAACAAAATTAGTTATTGCGGCTCCATCTGAGTGAGTGGCTGCAGTAGTCCCATTAACTCCACGAGTTACCCCTGTAAGCTCTAAACCACTAAATCCAGTGTAAGAAATGTTTTCAGATCCTACATTAATTGTTCCTGAATCAGGCATACGATTTTTAGATGCAATAGTAATTCCAGCAGTTGCAGTTGTAGTGGCTATGGCTGCAGTTAAAGTTGAGGTAACTCCATCAGAATTACCATCAGACGTTGCTCTAAAAATTTTATATTCGTTTTTATTTGTTTCTAAAGTAATATTGGTATTTGCTACTTCCCAAAAATGAAGACCTCTATTACCCCATTCTTGAAACATTATGTTTAATGATCTTCGAGCAGTTTTTAGATTATAACCGCTCATGTCAAATTGACCGAGTCTATTATAAGACTCTTCAATTATCTCATCGATCGAAAACGTTTTGTCAAACGTTGTAGTGCCCGAAGTAGTGTTGGCCATTAGTTATCCTATGTAAAGGTTATAGTAACACCAGGTGTGGCTGTTAAATCTAAATAAACACCTTCTTTAAATAAAATACCCGAACTAGGACACAGAACATTTAATCCTTCTGTTCCAAATTTAAATGTAGCTATTACAGTTCCAGCTGCTCCACCGCTTTTTAAAACAACACTAGCACTAGCAACACCTTCTGCTTGAATAGAAGTTACTCTAGCTCTTTGCGTTGTAGGAACCATTTGGCCATCTGCAGTTGCGTGTGCTACTGATTGGTCACTTGAAAATGAACTCATATTTTTCTCCTTAAAATTAATATGTGGGGCCGAAGCCCCACACTAATTATTTATTACGTATCGCTAAATGGTGTAACAATAGTTCCTGATCCTAAAATCAAAGTATTGTGCACCAAGTATTGAGCAGTTTCTAACGCCGTAACTTGAATTACAGATCCAACTATCCCACCTGTTGTAGTACCATTCATAGAAAGTACATCATTAGATGCGCCAGGGAAGAAAGCTTTTTTACTTCCATTATCCACTGCAATCATAGCTGCACCTGTGAACTTATCAGTTCCGTCAGTTACGATTTGAACATCAGTTGCTAATGTATCTACATAAAAGTAAAAACTTGCACCAATGTTATTTAGATTGTTGTAGTCTGTAGTACCTGCAGTTGCTCCATTAGCATTTGCATTGATTGATGGTAAAGTAAAGATACCATCCGCGTCTTGTGTTATTAAGATTCTTCCTGCGTGAGCATTTACAGTTAATGAAGTATTAGCTGTTAGTGCCACAGTTGAACCTGGTCCAGTACCTATAAAACCATTTTTAGAAATGACTGGTCCTGAAAACGTAGTATTTGCCATATTATTATCCTCCTAGTTATTTGAATATCGTCTCTAGGCCGTCGACTATACGCGTCGATATTCAATTTAATGTATAGTTTGTTTTTTATACATTAGTTTTGAGTAGAGTGCAAGAGAGCCTGTAATGTGGAGTGGATTTTTCCAACGATGTAGCTTTTTATTAAGTAGCTACAGAAACTTCAGGAGCAGCGCCTTCTACAGCGTTTTGTCTATGGGCAATAGCTGCTTCTTCCAGCTTGATCTCAGTAATGACTTGTTTAACTTTGTCATCAATTCTGACCATTTCAAGAGTATATCTATTATTGTCAATATGCTCCTGTTCCCACTTCAACTCCAAGGACCTTTTTTGTTTGTATAGGTCTTGTATCATTTATAACCTCTTCAAAAGTTATTCTATTTTTCTTGTCGTCATAACTAACTCCAAGATCTTCCCATTTTATACTTTTATCTCCTAGTTTGTCAAGTATAGCTTTTTCTACACTTTTAGGATTATCTTCAGCTAATACAGTAAATTTAGCGTGATGATTATAGGCCCAAATATTAATGAGAAGTTTTTTCATAGGTTTATCTTTCTTATTTCTTGAATGAGGCGGGATTGTGTCCCGCCTCAAAATTATCTATTAACTGATTCCAGGAGAACCGAAAATTCCTCTAAAGTCAGAAACACCAAATTGGTATCTTTCTCTAGCTTTGAATCTTAAGTTTCCAGT